TGCATTTGTTGGCGGATATTGGGATTATAAAGGCATCAATCTGAAAAAATATTTGATTCCTTTGTGTGATCGTTTTAACATAAAAATCTATGGAAGCGGATGGCACAAACAAAACATAATCGCCGGAGAAATCTCTGATGAAGATGTCCCAATATTGTTCTCCTCAGCCAAAATTGGTCCATGCGTTCACGAACCACATACAACGGTTTATGGCATTGATATTCCAGAGAGGATTTTTAAAGTGCCTTTGTGTGGCTTGTTGGCAGTCACAGACCCGGTGATGAATATAGAATATTATTTCCCCCCCGGCACCATCCCGGTGGCCATTAATCCAGAGCACTATGTCAGTCTTGTTGAATATTATTTGCGAGACAAGAACAGAAGAAAGGCTCTGGCAAGAATACAGAAGAATCACATTTTGTCTAATCACACATACATACATCGCATGATGACACTGTTTAATGCTTTGGGTATGATAGAAGAGTGTCAAAGGGTAAGAGAATACATGAATGGCGAGCTTGAACGGGTTTTGATTTCATCATGATGTTATGCGTCCCTGCGTCTTCCAGGGCTTATCCCAAGACGCTCTAATATCTCATCTCTTAGTTGAAAAGACACTGCTGATATTAGCTCTGCGTAGTCTAGCTTCTCACCATGAAATGCTGCCACTGGAAATTTACCATTGATTGGCATAATAAGCACTGTTCCACATTTAAGGTTAAACTCTTTATGCAAATCCTGTAAGAAATCGTGACATCTTTTTGCAATATTCTTTTCCATCTCCATTTGTTTTGCTTCTTCTTCTTCAGCTGCGCATTGTTTGTTGTTTTCCATGGCAAGTCTCCTTGTGCTGGCCCACCACTTTATAATTGACGTATAAATAAATAATGACAGCTTACTCAGACGAAACACGCATGTGTTTAGATGACACGAAGGATGATGACAGGATCTTGTCTGTCATACGATGGCATACGAATTTTTCTGGCCGTAAACTATCAATAAAGAACACTGACATAAAGGACACATACCACTGGAGATATGCCAAGTTTTTTGTTAATTGGATGGACCAAAATAATATAAGTTGGTCGTTGGCGAAAAACATAATATATTACGCCATAAAATACGCCAAAATCAACAACCTTAATCATGGAAACATGTCGTTCTTGGCTAGGAAAGACATAATACAATTGTGCTATAAAATGATGAATGAAGAAGTGCTGCAGATGAAAAGAGCGCTATCGACACTAAAGAGTAGTTTCGATTTTGTAAAACGGCACAACTTTGCTTTGCTGCATCGTAGTTCAAGCGAGGCTTACCCAAATATAATCATGTGGTATTTAAGTAAATCGATATGTGATGATTATATTGCTTTGTCACAAGCGTGTGAAAAGGCTATGAAGGCATTAGATGAGCACGAGCTGGCATTGTTGCCAAGCGGCAAACGCATAGGCAAGAAAAGATTGCTGTGTTTGATGGATAAGAATTATTATCAAGAAGCAAAAAATATTTTGAACGGTGATTTTATAGCCATCGGCGGCTGATCAAGCGCACGCCACGAACTGGCGTGTGGGGGAGTCGAAGATGTTCGACTCCCTTATTGATTTTGTGACACCCCAATTGTTTATATGAAAATAACAATAATAAACAACAAGTGGTTACACATATCTCACATTACCACAGAGATTAATGAAGCACTTGATTTACATTTCAGTGTATACGATCCAGACTTTAAGTATATAAAAGATGCATGCGTACAAAGTTGGGATGGGGTATATCATAAGTATAATAAATACAGGCAGAGACTTGCCAGGGGGTTTTTGCAAGAATTGATCTTGTGGTGCAAGATTAATGGTGTTCCATACGATATCGTTGATAATAGACCGCCACCTGCTTATCCGATGTACACAAAGGACGATGTTAAAGACGATATTCTGCCTGGAATAAGATTATTTGAACATCAACTAGAGGCTATAAGAGCTTGCATTGATAATGAAGTTGGCATAATCTTTCAACACACCGGATCTGGAAAGACAGAGGTGATGTGTGCTATAGCAAAGCTGATGCGGTGTCCAACAGTTATTGTTGCAGAGGAAAGGGTTGTAATTGACCAAATAAAAAACAGGTTAGAATTGCGTGATGTTATTAATGACGTTGGTGTTTTCTATGCTGGCAAAGCTCCCGCTGGCCAGTTAGTGTGTGTTGGCTCGATTGCCAGCATTGTTTCGCCATCCAAGACGCCAATGCGCGCCCCCAACGAGAGTGCTGAAAAATATGAGGCCAAGCTTAAAGCGTTGGCAACGCGCATTTCTAATGCCAAAAGGTATCAAGAGCTGGTATTTAATTGCTTTCTGTTAATGATTGATGAGTGTGATCGGTGCTCAAACGCACAATATCGTAAGCTAATATTGCAATACTCAAACGCGCGGCGCATATACGGGTTTACTGGCACAATGCCGGACAAGGAAGATGAGCCAATTAGATACATGAATTTAAAAGAAGTGTTAGGAAATGTAATTGTCAGAACCAACAGAAAAGAATTGGAAAGAATAGGCAAAATAATACCAGTTAAGTATGTAATGTTTGTTTATGGCAATTTAAAGCATAAAAACAACTCTGCGGCCTTTGATGTTGCGGTTAAAAAATGGATAAATGAAAATGATGACTTTCACAAAAAAGTCATTGAAATTGTAAACGCTTTCCCAAATGACAACTTTTTGATATTGGTTGAGAGCATATCTCTTGGAGAAAAGCTAAAAAGTATCATTCCTGGATCACATTTCATACACGGCCAAACATCGCAAAAAGAGCGAGCTGAAACTCTGAAAAATTTTTCTACAAGAAAGTTGAGGGTGCTTATTGGATCGAAAATATTAAAGCGTGGGTTGGACATTCCAGGAGGAATAGATAATTTAATCCTGTTGGCATCCACACGAAAGGACTCTGAGCTAGAGCAAAAAGTTGGAAGAGCCCTGCGAGTAAATGAGCGTGGGTGGGCAAGAATATTTGATTTCCTCTATGTGTGTAACAAATACTTGTATAAACATTCTAGGGCAAGACTGCGCAGAATGATAGAAATGGGATACACAACAACTGTAAACACATCATTGGGGCCAGTTGATGGGAATAAGTTTATTAAGAATAGTGTTAAATACCTAAAATAATTCAACACAGTTTGGTTTTAGCAAAAATAAAATGGCTTATATATGAGAATGGACATTGATAAAATTTTGGGTGGGTTGTGTGTAGAAATGAGGCTGATATCGGCTTCTGATACTATTTCTGTTATGTCAGAAGGAACGTGGTTGTTGAAGACAGCCAAATGGTACGATGTTATATTAAGAATAGACATAGACACCATTAGAAAAGCAGTGAGGCTGTTTGTGCCAGATGTTGATTATAGAATAGACAAATTCATACAGGATGATCTGATAACAAACAGAGAGCTACAGGCCAGAATAATAAGAAGGATAGTAAACACTATATTGTCGGATACATATACAGTTGACAGGAGGAACATTGTTGGCCTGTATTTGGTTAAGATGTCAATGAACATTAAAGATCCGCTTTATGTTGACTTCAAAGTTAAAATTGGTCATAAGGGAAGCATTTCAAACAATGATCGTCTATCTGATACAGAAGCTTTAAGAAGGGCCTTGAATGATGCAGAGCTTGGTGTTAGGGTTTATTATATAAGACCCTCTCAAGACTAAATTTTATGTTATGAAAGGAATTGATATGAGAGACTATGTTAAAAAGCTTGATGAGTTAATAAACTCTCCGTTGCTTGAAGAGACGTTGGATGAAGGATATGTTTATGATGTTCTTCATCCAGTCTTGGGCAAACTTGGGGAGAAGTTTACTGCTGCAACAAAGAGAGGGGTGTTTGGTGAGGCCGACATTGAGGTAATTACAAATTTCATTAGAACAATTAGAGACTTCTTGGAAGACATTAAAGCGCGGGCAAGGCAGAAAACTGGCGATGGTGATCTCATAAAAACGACTGATAAAGAGCAGGCAATGCTGGTTGGCAATGAAAATATAATGAAAAAGTTAAATTATATTATAAACATATTTAAGAATAGCAAGGATGATGAACTGGTTCAAATTGCCACAACTTTAGCAAAATACCTAAACGACTTCAAGAGTCTTCGTGCTTCTAGGTTTTTTGCTGGCGCTGCCCGTGAAGCCGATCAGAAGGCAGAGAAATAACCAGTTGTTTAGATTTTTATCAACTTATGTAAGTCATTAAATTGTTTTGATTCAAACAATTTGTATAGATAGTTGCAATCAAATTGTTTGCGGTTGGATATTATTCTGAGCATTTCCTTTATGTTGTGTATGTCATCGTCATTTTCTATATCACGTATTGCAAGATCCATATACTCGGCAGCCTTATCCCAGTTCTCGTACGCAACCATCATTCTAACCATATTGATGTGGCAAAAAGACATTGTTGGTTTGTTACTACCACGCAAATTTGGTTCATTGTAATAGTATGAATCAATGCTACTCCAAATCTTGTCCGGGTTATCTAGGCTCTCAACAAAAGCTTTTATTTCGGCATCAGCAATCATTTTGCGGCCCTCCGGCTTAAATTATGGCAAACAACCTAAGCAACATTCTTTGTTTGGCCTTCTTTTTATTGCCTTCTTCGTTGTTATACACTGCATCAATTATGCTGTTTCCAAGCTCTATGGTTTTATTAATGTCGCTTGTAACAAATCTACGCCAGAAACGCACCATTTTGGTATCATTGTTATAATTGTTGTTTGATGGAACGGGTTTCATTTGATGTTTATACTGCTCTGCAGAGCAATTGGGACACACAATGCTATCGGCGGTAACATCAATTATCATTGAACACACGCGACATCTGCGGGGATTGGTCATGTTAACCCTCCAACGTCAATTTTACAAAAACAAACAACATGCCAATCACACCATTGTTGTATTTGAATTCATACAACAATCGCCGATAAATTATATGTTGGTGGATAAGGAGGTGAATGGTGGACATAAATGATGACGCCGACACGGGCGAAACACACAACAACACAACATTGCCCAGCAATTATTACTTTGATAACGCTGCGGTTGAAAGACTGATAAGAGAATATCATAAAACTGGATGCACTGATGTGGCACTAAGAGACAAGATAATGGAAAATGCGTCAGAGTTAATAATAAATGTAATATATACACACAATCTACATAACATATATGGTGGAAATGATGATTCCTCGTTCAATGATTTGTTTCAACTGGCCTATGTACAAATAGAATCAACGCTATACAAGTTTAATCTTTCTAAAGGGCACTCTAAAGTATTCAACATGTGGAGCCAAGTTGCAAGGACAGCAATACTGGCAGACATAAAAAAGAAGAATCGTGATCGTAAAAATGTAGATAAATATAAAGCACATCTTAGCAACAAATTGAGGGACGAAAGAAGCAATTTCTATAGAATGCTAGATGAGGCCAAGGACATTTTCAAATACTCAGATGAACACATGGCCATAATTAATGCGCTGGAAAAACTACTTCTTAGCGATAATAAGCCACACGAAGGGATTATTTGTAAGCTTTCTAAATTATCTAAGTTGCCAAAACTGCGTGTCGCTAAATTTCTTCGCATATTTAGAGTGTTATGTGGTTTGCCGGGGACCGATAAAATCACACCAAACCCTGATAAGATCTATATGTCATCATATAATAATGACGACGAATAAAGCAAGTCAAACATATGTGGGAGCTGACTTATGGCAAACCCTGGGCCAGCCATATATCGTATACAGAAAAAGATGTCGCCGCTATCTTTGTCCAACGTATTAAATCCACACCACAAGGAAAAAAGCGGCACAGAAAAGAAGATAGTAAGAAGAAGGCTTGGCAGCATAAACTTTGCCTCAAGGATAGCGGTGCGACGAAAGGGTGCCGATTATGTTAGCAGACTGGCAAAAATAAGAAAAGTTAAGGAGAGCACAATGGATGAAACTGCCAAAACCATTAGAGCGCTTGAGCTAATCGTAAATAATGCTGGTGAGGACGTAAACAAAGTTATCCAACTATGTGAAGACAAGGAAGTGCTTGCGGGCGTTGCTAGGAGTTTGATGATGACTTGCCTGCAAGGATGGAAATTGGTCGATAACGCCTATGTACATGACAACGGGCTGAAATTTGATGCAAACTCTTTTGTTCTTAATGAAGACACATCTCTTAGTCCGCGCATAGGAATTAGTTTTGACTATGATTGGCTATATGATTTAGCCACCGCTGCCGAAACACTGACTGAAGCGGTTAGAAGTGGTATCGACCCAGATAAGCTAACAAGAGTTCTTTCCAACACCATTGATGTTCTTGCTTCCCTTGATGATAATAAGATAAAAGAATATATCCTTGAAAGAGAAAAAGCCGCTGGCAAAGCTGACATTAAACTGCTACAACAAGTATTTAAAGATAAAAACATTGGCATAAATTGGAGGCTTGAAAAGTGGGGACCTGGTGAATCCACAGATGAACACCCAACTGTCAATTTAATAATACGAGTAAAATATAGCACTGACGGAACCATTAATGGACTGGTTGAAAAAATTCTCAATGTTACAATAGAACCAGGGCAGAGGGTTACAGAGTTACCAGTGAAAAAAGAAAAAGCAAAACAAGAAACTACGACTCCACCCGAATTGGAAATCTAATTTTGGAAAACGACCATGGAAATTGACTTTGAAAGCAAGCGTCTAAATGATATTGTTAATGAGGCATACAGTGTCAGCACAGACACAGAATCGCCGCAAGAGCCCCAAAGAAAAATCGTGTGTGTCAAAAATGAGTACACAAGCGAAAAAGACATGGAAGATAAACAAGTGAGCAATCTATCAACGCCAAGTGAAATTGATCTGGACAGCATGACAAAAGAGCTGTTATCAAACTATAGGCTAGATAGGGACAGGGCAGACAAATTCATTGGTGTTTTAATGGATCGCATTTCAAATGATGACACTTTTAGGCCAAAAAGGGTGTATTATGAAGCCCTGGTAGAAATGTTTCGCACCAGATCTGAATTAAATCAAAATTTAATAAGACTCATTGAGGTAACCTACAAAAAACTATCAGACGGCAGCAACAACAGCCTTCTAAATCAACTCCTAGTAGACTAAATCACAAATGTTAACACAAGAACAGAAACTAAAGCAAATAATTAGTCAATGTAGAGAATCATGTGAATTTTTCATTGAGACATTTTGTAAAGTAAAACATCCAACCGCTGGCGAAATACCATTCAAATTGTTTAAATATCAGCTAAAAAGCTTGGCCGAGTTTAGAAAGCATCGATTTAATTTGTTTAGCAAATGCAGGCAGTGTGGGGTATCAACACTCGTTGGTGCGTACGCACTATGGTTTATAATGTTCTTCAAGAACAAGACAGTGCTGGTGGTTTCTAAAACAGACAGAGAGGCCATAGAGTTTCTAAACAAAAATGTAAAATTTGTATATGAAAGACTTCCAGAATGGATGCGCAAGTTGTGGAAAACCACGGTTTATAATGAGCACCAACTTGGTTTTATAAATGGCTCTAAAATACAATGTCTGCCAGCCGGTGCCGACACGCTGCGACAGTACTCGTCTTCCTTAAACATAATTGATGAAGCAGCATTTATGCGAGACATGGATAAAATGTGGAGCTCTGGGTATCCAACACTTGCCCACGGCGGAAGGTGCATTGTAATAAGCACCTCTGCTGGAATTGGTGACTGGTACTGGCAAGTTCTTATGGACGCCAAAAATGGCCTAAATGAGTTTAATGTGATTGAAATAGACTGGTGGCAGATGGACTGGGAGATTGAATGTAAAAACCCTGATGGAACAGTCTCAATAATTGCTCCAACAAAAAACATACGCAGATGCACAAGCCAAGAAGAAATAGAAAAATATGGACCATATTGGAGTCCGTGGTTAGAGCAACAATATAGGCAGCTAACCCAGCAAGGAGGCGATAAAAAATTTCGACAAGAAATCTTGCGCGATTTCTTGGGATCTGGCAATACTGTGCTATCGCGCGAATCAATCTTGTTTATCGCAGAAACTGTTGACAACAATTATCAAACATTAAGCATCATCGAATACGCCCACCCAGAAACTAATGAGTGCTTTACTATAAATTTTGCAGACAAATTGTTTATATGGAGACTTCCTGAAGACGATCACATATACACAATTGGAATTGACGTATCAAGTGGAGAAGCGCGCGATTTTTCAGCGATCCAGGTGCTTGACATAACCAGGCAAGAGCAAGTGGCCGAATTGGAAATTAAAATGGCCCCGAGAGAGTTAGCCGTGGCCGCAGACTACTTGGGAAGGTGGTATAATGGAGCATTTATGGTGCCGGAGAGAACCGGGCTGGGCGTCGGCCTGTGTCAAGACTTGGCCACGCTAAACTATCCAAACTTGTATAGACGCGGCATGCTTTCCTCTTCTGATTCGAAATCAGTAAATCCACACAGTGGCCCGGTAGGATTTAACACCTCTGGCATGGGTAAGAATTTGATCAATAAAGCGCTATTGGACAACTTGGGAAGAGATGGAATATTAATAAGGTCGCAACGATTGTTGAGACAATTACAGTCATATATCTATCTTACACCAAAACAAACTGGAGCCGAGAAGTCTGAGAATGATGATCTAGTAATAGCCACTGGTTTGGCCATTCTGGGGAGTGAATGGGCGGCAAAAAACACAAACAAACCATTGGCACCACTTAAAATGACTGAAGCGCTGCTGAGACACCCAGACACATCTAAGATCCCCAAAACAAATGATTTTCATGCCATACTGCCGATGACAATTAAAGCAAATATTGGCGCACAAGAAAACGTGCTGCTTACCATGAAAAAATTCACGCAGTCCCTAATATCCAGCTCACAGGATTTATCTAAGGAATATAATAAAAACATACAAGAAGTGGCAAATAACATAAGGATGATACGACGTGAAAAGTGACTCCAAAATTTATGTTGCGGGCCACACTGGGCTGGTTGGGTCCTCTATATTAAGGTGTTTGTACAACCATGGATATACAAACATCATTGTTAAAGACCACAGCCAATTGGATCTTATAGATACACATCAAACGAATCAGTTTTTTAGTGAACACAAACCAGAATATGTGTTCTTGGCAGCCGCGCGGGTCGGCGGAATAGTGGCAAATAGCGTATACCCAGCAGAATTTATTTATAAAAACTTAATGATTCAGACCAATGTCATACATGCAGCATATAGCTATGGTGTTAAGAAACTCCTATTTTTGGGGTCCTCTTGCATATACCCCAAGGAGGCTCCCAAACCGCTAAAAGAAGAATGCTTGTTGTCTGGACATCTTGAAGGAACGAACGAACCATATGCCATAGCCAAGATTGCTGGCATAAAGATGTGTCAAGCATATAATAAACAATATGGATTTAATGCCATTTGTGTCATGCCAACCAATTTATATGGGCCAAACGACAATTTTGATGAAATGACTTCTCATGTGGTTCCATCTCTTATCGCAAAAATTCACAATGCAAAAAAACACAACCAAACCAAAATTGTTTTGTGGGGAAACGGCAAAGTGAAACGAGACTTTATGTATGTAGACGATCTCGCAGACGCATGTTTGTTTTTAATGTTAAACTACAATGATCCAAACATAATCAATGTTGGTACCGGCGAATCAATAACTATAGATCATTTGGCAAGGACAATTATGGATGTTTGTGGTCACAAGGCGGACATTAATTATAATAGTTTCATGCCAAGTGGTGTGCCATCAAAAGATTTGGATCTGTCTAAGATACATAAGTTGGGGTGGCATCACAAAATAGATTTAAAGAATGGATTGACATCTACGTATCAGTGGTTCTTACAAAATTACTGTAAGGAAGCACAAACATGAGTTTTCAATTATTTGATAAGATACGAGCCCTCTTTAAAAGCACCAGCCTATATGGGCATGAAAACATATTTCAAAACCAACCAGACATCAGTAGGGTAGCAGTAAACAACGAAATAATCAACTATAACAGCCAAGGCATAATTAACCAAACAAACCTGTCGATTAACAGGTTTGAGCGCTACAAAGACTATGATCAGATGGATGAGGTTGGTTGCATTTCGCTGGCACTTGACTTATATGCTGATGAGAGTACGCAGATAGATTCAGAACACAAGAAAGTGCTGTTAATAAAGGCCAACAGCACAAGTGTAAAAGAAGAACTTGAAAGACTATTTTATGATATATTATCAATAGACAGCTACCTGCGCCCAATGATACGTCATCTTGCAAAGTATGGTGACTTTGCTGCAGAAATAGTGCCGTCAGTCAATCGTGATTCTGTTGCATCATTAAGACATATAAACATATATCGTTTTGTTCGTGTAGAAACAAGGTTTGGAGATTTAGTTGGGTTTTATTTTATCGACAACAATAATCAAGCAACATTTTTACATCCTTGGCAAGTAATGCACCTAAGGCTGATGTCCTTTGAAAACATTTACGTTCCATACGGCAGATCAATAATTGACAGCGCCAGGAAGGAATTTAGAAGGCTTCGGCTAATGGAAGATGCTGCGCTAATATATCGTATAACAAGAGCACCAGAAAAAAGAGTGTTTACAATTCCTGTTGGAAACATTCCTAGCTCAGAAGTTCCTGCATATTTGACAGAGATAGCCAATCAGTTTAAGAAGACACGATTTTATGATCCAGCAACTGGTGAAGTAAATTGGCGTTATGCTCCACTAATACAAGAAGATGATTTTTGGATGCCAAAGCGTCCAGATGGCAGCGGGCCAGAGGTTACAACACTGCCAGGTGCTGAAAATTTGGGTCAAATAGCTGACATAGAATATTTTAAGAAAAATATGGTTGCCGCTCTTAAGATACCATTTAGTAGAGTTGGAATAGGCAGTGAGGCTGCCATTGGCTCTGATAAATCACTGGCATCTACATCAAGCGAGTTTGCCAAGGCAGTTCACTGGTTACAGAAAGAAGCTGCCGCAGGGCTGAGAAAGGTTGCACTAGTTCATCTTGCCCTAAAGGGTTTTTCCATCGATGATATGAATGGTTTTACTTTATCATTAACTGCTTCGTCCGCGATTGATGAACTATATCGAATAGAAACATGGAACTCTCGTGCCACAGTAATTGCCTCGCTTAAAGACACCAATCTGTTTCCAGATGAGTGGATAATAAAACATTTTACTGACATGACTGATGATGAAATTAAGCAGATGGCAGAGAAGAAGCCGGCGGAGGCAGAAGAGGGGGCATCATTGACGGCACTCCCGAGCACACTTCCTGGACTGGGAGAAGAAAGCCTTTATGATCATAAAATGGCAAATGAGGTGCTTAACGAGTACAATAACATAAGAAAGTCCCTAGAAAAACCAGAAACGATAAATGAGAACCTATTTGATAGAATGGCAAACCTGGGCGAGTTGGGTGGTTTGCCAGCAAAAAGCAGCAGTGATTTAAACGTTATCGAAGAACAATTTGCCGCCCCACATGAACAATATCTGGTTGCCCCATTTTGGGCAGCGTCTGAGGAGGCAAGAATAGAAGCGGAAACGGCCAAAAATGAGAATCTTAACATAATAAAAAGCGGCTTTGGTGGCAGTGGCAACCCATTAGCCAACACAGAAGATCCAGATAGTATTATCGCCGAAGCAGAACGAATAATACAAGAATCAAAATAACGCAGCCGGCGTGCTGTTTCATGATATTATACTCCTGTGCCATCCAAATTGGCCATGATTAAAACCAACACAAAAGGGTGTGTCCAACGACATCGTTGGCACGCCATTTGCGTTATTTGTTCAATATGCTAACCACTTAAATCAACCAATTAATCGATTAATGGCAAGAAAAGACAAAGGAGGAAACAATGTTTGATAGGTATCATGTACCAAATTCGTTGCCAATCGATGAAAAGAAGGAGATGGAGCTGTCGAGGCACTTGCAGCAACTGAAGCTATCAATGGATAACAGCGAATTGAGTGAAGAGGAACGTAAGGTCGCAAGGTACAAATACCTGGAGTTTAGGGCTCATTTTGCTGAACATTTTTATTATCTAATAAACAAGGAAGCCTCGAGACTGTGCAGACAATGCCGCAAAGGTTTGGAATTTGGTGACTTGTTTCAAAGCGGTGTGTGTGGATTGATGCGAGCAATCGACAATCATGATTTCCGTAGTAGCTCCAGGTTTTCAACCTACGCCATGTATGCCATTCGCACGGAGATGTATAGAACGCTTGACAACAATAATCGCACAATACGCATACCGACATACAAAATTGAAAAGCTATTCTGTGGTGGAAGCACAGAAGCAAATGACTCTGAATTGGAAGAGCTAAAAAGGGACGCTGTTTCCATGTTCATTGATGGTGACACAATTGACATACCAGACACTAGAAGCGACTCAACGGGGTGCAAAGTCAGAGAAGCCATTGAATTGGCTCTGAGCTACTTAAACAACCGCAGCGCAGATGTGCTGCGCAAGAAATACCTGTACAACTACAGCATAAGTGAGATAGCCAACAATGCTGGTGACAACGGCCAAAAAGTCAGCAAACAGAGGGTGCGGCAGTTAATCAAAACTGCCACGAAGCATTTGCTAGAATTGCGTGGCAAGCAAGAAGTGTTGCTCAAAATTAGTAGCATTTTAGAAGAGGAAGAATGCGAATGTTATGCATGGGAGTAAGTCAATGTATCACAAGAGATGTTCTACATGTAAAAGGGTATTGTCAGAAGAGAATTTTCACATGGACAACAAGTCCAAGGATGGTCTGTCTTATTCTTGCAAGGAGTGCAAGCACAGGCGCCGTGTTATTCATTACAAAATGAACCCGGTGACTGGGTGGAAATGGGACAAGGCGCACCCAGAGAAAGCAAGAGAGCGCAGAAGGAGATTTAGAAAGAAAAGCCAGACGCGTGAGGGTAAGTTTGTGTTTCATTAGATGCCAGTTGGGTTCTGCCATAAAGGAGATAAAATGGCCAAGACATGTCCAGCAAAAAGTGTATGTTTCGTCTGTATAACAGACGGAGTGGAGGCATCAGATGTCAATAAGTTGTTAAATGATGTTGAGATTGGCGAGTGGTGCTGTAAATGCACAAATAAGAAACTGAAGGCCACAGATCAAGTGCCAGAGTTGTGCAAGAATCTAAAGGAGCACGTATCCATGGCCGCACAGAGAGAAAGGAAGAAGCATGAATAGAGGCAAGTATAGGTGTGAAATATGTAACAAGGAGGTGACAAATAGTAGCATTTATATTCGCCTTCACCTAGACAAGCATGTGCGTAACGGGGAACTACAAACAAAAAAAGAGAGCGATGGAACAACGTCATATGTTGCCAAGAATAACAAAGTAATTAGAGTCACAACGACCAAAAAGTCTCAATCTTATTCGCTTCCCAGTGGTTTGCAGCACGGAAGGCCGCGCATTTCTAATTTTGAAATGCCAGTAAGACAACCAATAACTTATAGGAAAGACAAAGATGGCAAAGTCAAAGTGCGATGTTCCAAATGCCACAAATGGGTCTGTGCCTCTTCCTTCATTGATGAAAGGTTTATCAAAGGGACATGCTGTAAACAGATAATGCTGCTGCCAATCAGGTTGGCAGCAAAGGCGAGCGTGGACAAAGAACTGGAATATTGAAACATGCTAATATCAATGAAAGCCCAAAATAACTGTGAATT